GAAAAGATTGCGTTCGATGCCAATTACACCGTCATCGTTCCGCCTGAAGATCCGCTGTATGTGCCGTTTGGCAATTACACAGACGTAGAGACCATCACAAAGAGCGGTAAGTTCTTTCCGTACTGGATCTATGGCTTATCGGGCAACGGTAAGACGCTCTCCATCGAACAAGCGCACGCCCGCCTGAAAAAGCAACTCATTCTCGTGCCAATCACTCGTGAGGCCGACGAAGACGCTTTGCTTGGTGGTCTGCGTCTGTGGAAGGGCGACACGGTTCCTTTCTTCGGGCCGGTCACGATGGGCGCTCTTATGGGCGTCACAGTCTGCCTGGACGAAACCGACTTGGGCGACGAAAAATTGATGTGCCTTCAGACGGCGCTTCAAAACAAACCATTCCCTATCAAGCGGCTTGGGAAAGTTATCACTCCGCAGCTTGGGTTTAATTTGGTGGCTACGGCCAATACCAAAGGGCAGGGCAGCGAGACTGGCAAGTTTATCGGCACTAACATCATGAATGAGGCGATGTTAGACCGCTATGTCAACTTCTTCGATCAGGACTATCCTCCAGCCGATGTCGAACGCACCATTCTTGCAAAGGTGCTGGAGTCGTTGGGTCACAATGGACCAAAGGAAGTTCAATTTATCGAGCGGTTGATTTCGTGGGCGCAGAAGGTCCGTGACTCGTTCAAAGTCAACGCCACCACGGAAGTAGTTACGACTCGTCGCTTAGTCCATATCTGCAAGTCGTATGACATGTACGGTAAGGATCGTAAGAAAGCGATTGCCAAGTGCATTTCTCGCTTCCAGGGTTACGTTCAGACTTCGTTCCTGGACCTGTATAAGTTGATTGACGAAGACTGGAATAAGAAGGAAGACGAAGAAAAGCGCCTGAAGGATGCCGTTGCAAAGGGTGTGGACCCGGAAACTCCATTTTAGGATGAACTATGCTGGAACGATTGATTAAGTGGATTGGTCATTTAGGAAGAATGTTCCTGTTGGGTATGTTCTTCCTGGCCGTAGGACTGTCGATATTCCACGGCATCGGCGCTGGCTTCATCACGTTTGGTTTGGGAATAGTCATCTACTGTCTGTTCCGTGGTGTTGACAGTCTTGGTGAAGGTGATGCATGATTGCTATCATCAACCACACAAACAACACTTCCGAACCACTTGAAGTTGTGTTCGTAAGCATCACAACATCTATCATTCGATTGCATTTGAAAGATGGGAAGGAAGATCGTACCTTCTTTTACCGGGAGCGCCCGAAAGAGTACGGCGGGAATTTTTGGTTTGAATTTGAGACCAACAGCTTTGTGAAGGATATTTCCATATGCCCAAGATGAACTGCGACGAATGCGGCGACCTCGAAATGGCCTACCTGGACGGCTATGCGGTAGGCGACACGCTGCTTGAAGGTGTGCGCTTTGAAATTCGCATCGTCAAAGGCAAGGTGAAGGCCACCACTCACCCGGACGACGCCGACTACATGGCCGATCTCAACGAGAAGAAATGGCTTAAAGAGGCCACCAGCACTGCCACCGGCTACGACAATTTGGAATGTCCGAAGTGTGGTGGTGAAGTCGCCATGCTGTAGGCTTGACAGAATCAAAAAGACTGGTATCCTAGTTCCAGCAGCACGAAAGGAACCGTGCCTATGAACTAGAATGCCACAAAACGTATACTCCGCAACAGAACAACCCGACCCGATTCATAACAACAAACCCGCCTGTTGGAATCTTGTCATGAAGGATATGGCAGATCGAGACTCGTGGGGCCGCAGCAAATACGGAACTCCCCTTCAGCCTTTCAATGGTCGTGATGCGCTCACAGACACCTATCAGGAATTGTTGGATGCGTGTGTTTACATGCGCCAGCTTTTGTTTGAACGGGACGGAAAATAGTCATCATGAAACTCTCCCAAGAAACTCTTACCATCCTCAAGAATTACGCCGCCATCAATAAAGGCGTAGTCCTGCATCCGGGGAACAAGTTGTACACCCGGAAAGAATCGCTCATTGCCGACGCCACTATTTCCGAAGAATTTGAAAAGGAAGTTGGTATCTTCGACCTCAGTCAGTTACTCAACATTATCGGCCTGTACAAAGATCCTGTCTTGGACTTTGGTGACGACTGTCTCCGCATCGCAGAAACCGATGGAACCGTAGAGACGAAGTATGTCTACGCTGCACCGGGCATCGTCTCAGGCGGCACTATTCCAAAGAAAAAGCTCATGGAAATCCCGGAAGACGTGATTGACTTTACGCTCACGGAAGAGCAGTGGAACAAATTGCAGAAGGCCATTACGATCTTGTCTCTGACGGAAATCAAAATCACATCCGATGGAAAGACAGTTCGCATCGGTACAGCAAATCATAAGAACGAGCAGGGCAACTCGACATCCATTGTGCTTGAAGCCGACCCGCACGGATTGCAGTGTAAGATGATCTACAACCGTGATGACATGCAGTTATTGAAGGGTTCGTACAAAGGCACTGTGACTCCTTTGTTCACCATCTTCAAGAATCAAGAATACGACTTGACCTACTTCGTTGGTGTAGAACCGACTACAAGCACATTCGGCAACAACTAACTATGGAACATGTAATTTGGGTGGAGAAATACCGCCCACATAACATCGCAGATTGCATTCTACCAGCCGCTCTGAAGACCACCTTCCAGGAGATTGTAGATTCTGGTGTAGTCTTAAACATGATCTTTGCTGGTAGGGCGGGCGGCGGCAAGACGACAGTAGCCCGTGCCATCTGTGAAGAACTGGACATCAGTTACCTTTTGATCCCGGCATCTGAAAGTGGAATCGACACTCTCCGTGTAGACATTCGTGAGTTTGTCTCGACTAGGAGTTTTGACGGCACCAGAAAAGTTGTCATCCTTGACGAAGCCGACTATCTGACCAATGCTACACAACCGGCATTGCGTAGCTTCATTGAAGAGTTTGCTGGAAACGCAGCGTTTATTCTGACTTGCAATCATCCGAATCGCATCATCCCGGAATTGCATTCGAGAGCGCCGGTCATCGAATTTGTGATCCCGAAGGACGAAAAGAACGACCTGCAAAAGCAGTTCTTGAAGCGTCTGCGTATGATGCTCGATACGGAAGGGATTGCTTACGAACCACAAGTCCTGGCGCAATTGATCGTGAAGTATTGGCCTGACATGCGCCGGGTCATCAACGAACTTCAAAAGTACTCCAAGCAAGTCAAGAGAATTGATTCCGGCATCATGGAGCTAATCCAGGATGCTCCGGTTGCCGATTTGTACAAAGCGATCCAGGCCCGTAACTTCAAAGTGATGCGGGAATGGTGCGCCGTCAACAACGACAATGACTCTGTGCGTGTCATGCGTAAAATCTACGACACCATGTACAATGTCTTTGAGAAAGAATGCATCCCGGATGTTGTGCTCTTGATCGGTAACTATCAATATCAAGCGGCGTTTGTTCAGGATCATGAAGTGCATCTGGCAGCGTTCCTTACCGAACTCATGCAGATCGCCAAGTTTACAAAATGATAACAAAAAGCGACGAAGCTCTCAAGCTATGGAATCAATTGTGCGATGAGTTTGATGACTTCTGGTCCGACGCAATAGAAGACCTGGAAGGCATCACCATCGACGGCAGCGACTACGCCTATACAGTATTCGAGCAGTTGGAATTCTCTAAGAACTGGACCTACTTCTGGACCGGCGACAACTACGTACTGTTCCCATGCACGGAGAGGCAGTTACTAAAGGGTCTCAGAGACCAGAAGAAAAAGCAGAAGAAGTACGAAGACGAAGCGGAGGAAGAGGCACAGGACGCCGCTTTGGTCAAAGAAGGACAAGTCGTCAGAAAGTGGCACGTGCCTACCAAGCCGATAAAGACAGACATTGACCTTACAACTTAGGAGAATGCATGAAACAGTGGGAATCGAAGTTACTTAACGTGGGCCAGCAGACAGACATCGAAGCTGAACTCAATGAACTTGGCAAATCAGGGTGGCACTTTGCTACTGCCCTTGGCACTCCGTTTGGGGTGAAATTTTTGTTGCATCGTGAGACTGACCGGCAGGTTTCGGACTCCGATGAACTGGCAAAGAAATTTGGGATCTAAGACATGACGAAAAGAAGTTTGGTATACGAAGCAATCGACGGCGAACGTGACTATCAGGACGAACGTTGGGGCGGCACTGGTACGCATGGCATTCACTCCATTACGGAATTCTTGACCTACATTCAAGACTACACAAGCGAAGCTCTGCACATTGAATGCCGGGAAGAAGATGAAACGGCCAATGTGAAGGCTATCGACATCGTTCGCAAGATTGCAGCTTTGGGTGTGGCTTGCATGGAACAACATGGCGCACCGGCCCGGAAGAAGGCTCTGCCGTCTCTTGGTGGTTGCCACATTACTACATTGCCTTAAATGGTCGATTTGAACCCACTCAAAGAGAGAATAGAACTCGCCCTGGCTAATCTGTTGCATGAGCCGAATGACTCTATGCTGCGGCACATGGCACAGAATGAGGCTGTCTGTATCCTGCGAGAAGCACAGGCACGCCGGGAAGTTTCCGACTTTAGGGTGACGTGCGATGAGACAAATAACATACATGGCAGCGATGAACTGCGAGTGGACGTGTATCTGAAGCCGGGATTCTCTGTCAATATATTGGTCTGGAATTTCGCTATAGTCTTTCCAACTGTACCCATTGACTATGAAGTCTTCCGGGGCGAACTGCTTGTGATGTGCGAGGGTTAAATGGCCGCTGACTTGGGACTCTATCTCAATTCGATCAACACGACGAAGAAGAACGTGATGCGTGACCTGGAAGCGGACCCGTCCGTGGTCACGCAATACCCCGGCTTCATCATCAACCGGCTACTGAGTTATCACCAGGATTGTGTCTTGATTGTCAATGCGATCAACAAGCTGCCGCAGCTAGATCCGCAAATGCAGTACGAATTTCTGTTGCATGGCCTGTCTAAGAAGAAACGGTTCTCCAAACTACACAAAACTGTGACGCCGGAAAACGTTGATTTGTTGAAGAAGTATTACAAGTACTCAACTCGAAAAGCAGTTGAAGCACTGGAGCTACATACGCCGGAACAGATAGAGGCAATCCGGGCGCAGTTGAGTGAAGGTGGGATTGCGCCAAAGAGGAAGAAATGAGAGATATTTCTAAACTCCGAAAGCATATAGAAAATCTTAGTAAAAAGAAGGGTCGAAATAAAAAGCAATCTAAGACATTGATTGCGAGAATGATAGACACACCTGAAGTGTCTCTACTCAGTAAGATTAAAATATGCAAGCAGCGCATTTCCAAGTGGGAGAAACGGCAACAGCAGATTCCTAACCAATCACGAGCCGAACAGATTGTCCGAGAAAAAGCAGATTTAGCTGCTTTGCATAATCTCGTATCTTTGAAAGTTCCCGGCGATCCAATCCTCAATTTCAATCCAAAAAATCCAAATGTTACAGAGTCGGCTTTCACTCGTAGAGCAACATCGTTGGGGTGGGCGGTCATTAAACGTGGGTTTCCAGATTACATTTGTTGGCAAGGAAAACAAGTAATTTTTGTAGAGGTCAAGCCAGAGGGAGATGAACTTTCAATTTATCAACAAATGGTGATGCAACTTCTTCTTAGTTTGGGGTTGGAATGTTTCAAATGGACGCCACTCAAAGGTCTTCAAAAATTGAAGTTTGATGAGAATTTGTTGGGTACGTTGCAGAAAAAACTTCAATTACTTTCTACAGACGAAGTAGGTCGTTATGCACTTCTAAATAATATAAGTGCTACTTCAGAACCAACCATTCAAACGCAACCAGATGCCGGATCGGGTGACTCTGGTGCGATTGTACACGACGCACACCTTACAGCAGATTGCTGATCTATACGGAACCTCGAAAACCAGAGTGCGAAAGTGGTTCGATCAACAAGTCATCAATAAGACGCCTCAAGGACTTGGCAATCATCAGTTGTATGCTACCGATGTCACGAGCCTACAAAAGTTGATTGCTAAGAAGCTAACCAATGCAGAGATCGCTCGGCATCTTGGGTGCCGCACATCGAATATTTCTCGTGCAATGAAAACGCACGGTCTCACTCCATATCGTAAACCACAGCGACCAGAGTTTCAACGATATCTCAGCCGGGTATTGCGTGCAACGGACATCATCTACCAAGTCAATAAGAGTCTGTTGAATCCAAACAATCTACCAAGAACTAAGTGCGGCGTTTCTGGTGGCTATCAAATAGACCATATCAAAGGGATACGAGAATGCTTTGATGCTAAATGGTCAGTGCAGGAGACTGCCGCACTAGCTAACCTACAGTTCATACCGTGGGAAGACAATTTGGCAAGACGAAAATTCAAATGTCGAAAGCAAACCATTTAGAAGATCTTGTGGAGATCGTTCTCACCAAGCCTGACAACTTCCTTATCCTCAAAGAAACTTTGACACGCATAGGCGTGCCGAACAAAGACAATACCAAGCTCTATCAGACGTGCCATATTCTTTGTAAAAAGAAGAAGTACTTTCTGGTGCATTTTAAGCAATTGTTCATGTTAGACGGGCGTCCATCCAACTTCGGTGAGACTGACATCTCTCGCCGGAACAGCATCATCAATTACTTGCTCGACAGAAAATTTTTCGCCTTGGCAAGCGGCGAAACGAAGTTGGAGCCGCATCTGCCGCACACAGCAAAGAACGACGATTTCACGATCATTACCCATGCTCAGAAAAGCAAGTGGGAACTGGTACCAAAGTACGTGATCGGAAATCCGGCCAACAAAAAGCCGAAGAAAAAAGTGCCTGTCCAGGAACCGGAGTCGGAAGCCGTTTTGACTGCCACTGAAACTGTGCTATCCTAGTTTGTGAAGGGAGCAGTTTATGAAATTCACGTTTGAAGGCGTGGAGTACCGGATCGAATTCCAGTACGACACGAAAAAGACCGGCAAGAAAAAGGTGCGAA